ATTAGTCAATCGTATAGAAAGCTGATACTAAAGCTTCGCTTCTAAGAACGTCACATCCGTAAACGTGAAGTCCTCTAACGATGTCACCAAAACTATCAGGATCACGAAGAACCTCAGTTTGTGTGATAGCTTGTGCAGTAGCAGCAGCACTAATATGACCTGCTAACACTTTACCACTTGCAGTTGAAGCAGCAGCAATGTTATTAGACTTGTACATATTAAAGCCACGTAGCTTTCCACTTGATACTAATCCATTTCTAAGCGAACCTTGACCCGCATTATAGTCAACAGACATTAGCTTTGAACTAGACTGAGACAGTTGCTCATACCATGAAGGTGGAGCAATGAACCATCTTCCTTCTTCAGGAACATTTTGTTCATCTAATAGTCTAGCCATGAAAGCCATAACATCTAAAGGATCAGCACCAGTTCCATCAGACCCTGTAAGGTCTATAGAATTAGTACCGCCTTGGTGTTGACCCATAGTTTGAGTCGCAGCAGTAGCATCCGCACCTAATATGTGATCAGGTGAAGAACTTGATACTCCACTAAATAGTTCAGCTATAACACCCTCATCAAAAGCATCTTTCAATGCGTAAGCTGCTGAAGAAGACGCTGCTTCTTTCCAGTTTACGTGAGACATTGATTTTTCAATATCATCAACTTTAAATTTGAATGCGTTAGCAACGTCTACTACTAGAGTTTCTTCTGCATCAGTTAGTTTAGTTTGAGTAACGTCAGCACCTCTTTCATACTGATAAACAGTAATTGTAGGCTCTTTAACGATTCTGACAGTATCTCCGAAAGCAGATATTTCACCGGAATAATCGGTGTTTGTGATTGCTTCTGCAACCGAAGCTTTTCTAAAGAAGTTAAGAACCTTCTTAGAATAAACCTTCGGCATGAAGAAAGCATTCGTCTGCCCAGTTACGGAGTTACCAAAGTTACCATTAGTATCAGTTGACTGCTCAAATAGAGCATCTGATTGGTTATATGCCATAATTATTCTCCTTGAATAATATTACTAAACGGTTAATCTCTGACTCTACCTTCCCTTACAGCTTGGTCTATCTCGGCTTCTAACCGATCAAACTCGTCCATAGGTAAGGCAGCAATCTCCTCTTGTGTCCATATCTTAGGCTCATTAGTTTCTACAGTTGTTGTCTTAGTAGACACCATATCCGCAGCTTCATTTGCCTTTGATTTAGACTTCGGCTTGGTTTTTTTAGAAGTACCTGTTTCGATGCCATTTTCAAATTTAAAAAGGTCTATAGCCTTACTAGCAAGAGATGCATTATTAGGATTATTATAAATCCAATCTTTTATCTCTTCAGGTTGAGACTCTGCCCATGTATGAAACTCATCACTATTACGAAGTTCGTCAAAGTCAGGATGCTTAGTAAGCAAGTCTTTCTCTGCTTCTCGTTTTAGTATTTCTGTTTCACGACTTTGCATTGCGTCAAGTCTATCTTGCAATGATGCAACTTTCTCTTCACTTTGCAAATGGGCTACAGTTTCTACCACTTCATAAACATCAGGATATTCAGATTTAAATTGTTCTAGTTCTTCAACAGTTTTAGGTGCTTGATAAGCAGGTCTATTAGCTGTTGCTTCTGCTAGTAACTCTTGTTCTCTATTTTTAAACTCAGAAAGTTTATTATCATAATGTTTTTTAAGGTCATCATACCTTTTTTTATAGTTAGAAGATTTCTCTCCTGATGTTTCTTGTTCTACAACTTCTTCACCTTGACTCTGTTGAGGTTCAGGATTAGAAGCAGTAGGTTCAATAAACAAACTATCTGCACTTGCAGGATTGTCAGTAGGCATTACATCTGGTGTATGCCACGACTTTCTCTGATTATACAAATTTGTTTTTGGTTCATCTACAGGATTCTCCTGTGTATTTACGTTTGCCATTTTATTCTCCTTATAGGGCTTGTGCTATCTTCAAAGTAGCCTATTCTAAGAACGTCTTCTTAATAGGGGTTTGAACTTACAAGGTAGCTAAAGGTTATTAACTTGATAGAGGGTTACACCTAGGTAAGTAGCTCTATCTCTTTTAGCCACTTAAAGGAACATAGTATCTGCGAGGACTAGACTTCAGCATTTCTTCTTCAACTTGTCTGTTAGATTTTACAACATTAGGAACATTCCTTTGTGCTGTTTGACTTCCAGTAGTTTGAATCGGAACTGCTTTAGGATCGTCTTCTTCTTCAACCATGCCACCATAAGCGACACCTTGTCTTTCATCTGCTGCTGCTTCTGCGTCTTTCATCATAGACATTAAAGCGTCTTCTCCGATTTCTTCAGTTGCTTTCGCAGTAAAGACAAATTCACCATCCGATAACCTTGCAGGTATCGAATCTGATCTTTCAGTTCCCGGACCTTCTACAGTTCCAGAACCTGAAAATTCTGTTGCACTCTCGACTACTTGATCGAATATTTCACTTAGTCTGTCGTCTTTCTCAAGAGCACTTATTAAATAATTTCTATCTTCATTAGACAATGTTTCTTGCATTACATAATCTACATAATCTTTTTCCATCTCTTCATCTGGAAGCATAGGTTCTTCTTTTATTTCCACTTGAGCAGGCTCTACTGAAATAGCTAATGCATTCATCTGATCATCAATGCTTCCACCATCAGCTCGATCTTTTCTCGAAGATTTAGCTGCTAATGCTTCTTGTTCTCTTTCGGCTTGTTCTTCTCCTCTTCTTCGTCTTCGTCTATCTCTTATAGCCTTAAACGCATCTCTTGGAGAATTTAAAATTCCTTCAGTTACATTATTAAGAGCACTTGTTACATTTACTAAAGGATCAATAACTTTATCTAAAGTAGGATTATCGATTCTACTATCTAATGCTGTAGCTATACCATGAACAGTAGTCATTGGATTATGCCTTGCTACAGCCATATCATAAGCTGTATTTGCTCCTTGTGATAATACAGAAGCAGGTCTTTCACTAGGAAGAACTCCTCCTGTATTCATAGTAGGTCTTCCTCCACGATCTCCTTTACGTTTAGTATCTTCTAATAAAGGGTCTTCTCCTCTTTTGAGTTGTAAATCATTCATACGATCTATAACATCCTGTTCTACTTTTTCTTTTGAAGAACCATAATTGTCAGAGATTGTAGTCATGTCTTCATCCCAATAATCATCTACTGCTTCAGGATATTTCATAAAATATTCAGCTTTACTATTAATAGATTTATAGTAAGCTTTAACAACTTCAGGATTTGTACTCCCGTCTGAATATTTTTTACGTGGTCTTCCTCTTTTACTTCCGTATGTACCTTCACCTTGTGGCATAATTATTCCTCTTGTCTATTAAGTGCTTCTTCAACTTCATTCTCCAACTGCTCTAGGCGTTCCAGAGAATTGATCCTCCCTTGGCATCGGTACATTTCCAGTTCCGATGTTGCCACCACCAGTTCCCGTAACGCCAAGTTCTTGAGGTGATTGAGGTGTTCCACCAATACCTCCCATTCCTTGCCCTTCACCAACGGAGTTAAGTTCCTCGCCTGCTTCTTGTCCAACATTATTCTGCATTCCTATAATCTGTGCCATAATAGCAGCCTCTTCAGGATCATTGAGTATTTCATCAGGATCAAGATCAAGACTGTAGGCAAGTTCACTAATTAATTTAGACATCTTAACAAAAGGAGCAATAGCAGGATTCTGAGCAGTTTGTAAGAACATAGTCAATCTTTGTGATCTTACTTCTTTCTGCATTAAACTATTTGTTCCAGTTGCATTAACTTCTAAATCTCCTTCGATTCCTAATTTAGTTTCTAAGAACTGCATATTCCATTGAAAGTATGCTTCTCCTAAAGGTTTAAGTAAGAAATCATCTAAGTTCTTAATAACTGTTTTGATATTAAGACTAGCTGCACCTAATAACATAGACATTCCCGAAGCAGTTCTAGTCATACTTTGTACTCCTGTTTGACCATGTGAGTAACTTGGTATTCCTGTCTGCTCGTCTGCAAGTTGTCTAAACTTGTCAAACATCATCATATTTTCAGTTGATGTGTTTGGAAACTTTACACCATGTATAGCTTGTCCGGGCATTCCTGCTTGTCTACGGAATATTTTTCCGGGATACACTTCAAAACTTTGTCCACCTACTAAGGCTGATTCATCTATATCAAATACTAATGAACCTGATAAAGCTAAATTATCAATAGCCATTCTAG